CAATTAAATACCTTTGCAGATACGGTAAAAAAGAAGGAAAAAACAAATTAGATTTATATAAAGCAATACACTATATTGTATTGTTAATTAATAGTGAAGAAAACAATGGCAAATAAAACAATATACGTAGAACTAAAAAAGAAAACTGTACAATCAGCATATAATCAAGTGAAAATGTTGAGTGATTTAGATTTTCCTAATTTCCAAAAAGGAGAACCTTTACACAATTTAGTTATGGAAATTAAAAGAGATATAAAAAAACAAATGAAACAACCACCTGTTTGGAGAGAATTTTTAGAATTCTGGCCGTTGAGTATAGTTGTACCATCTTTTATAATATTAATATTAATGGCAAATGTATTTCAATGGTAAGTAATAAAATAATATACAACAATATGAATTTCTATTATGACGTATATAATTTAGATGTATCTATTTACGGTAAAGATTGGAAACCAGTTGAGTATTTAAGTGATTCAGAAAGAAGAGAGAAAGTAAGACAGCATATATTAAAAAAAGACTTAACACAAAGAATAGGAGGAAAAAAGTATATGACATTATTAACAGAAAATCAAACAATCAACGGATTTGATAATACAGCAGATGTATTAATCTCTATTAAAGAGAACGTTGAAAACGGTAATAAAGATACAGCAATTGATATGCTAAATCAATTAATTGATAATGAGAAGTTAGAATCAGATATTGATGTTTCTATGAATTTAGAAAATGAGAGTTGTGATTGCTCTACTTGTAGAATTGGAAATAACTAAAATGAGTGGAAACCACCCTATAGCAGACTATCAAAACACTTGGAAAAGCTCACCAGCGACCCTGCTAGAGCGTTGGAAATGCAGAAAAGTGAGTAAAATAGGGACTAATTTAGGGATTGACATTAGCAACGATTTATGTTATTATTAATACAATTGAGAAAGGAAAATACATTATGAGTACAGTAATATACAATAAAGAGAACATCTATAAAGAGTTTGATGTAGCAAAACAAAAAGACATTGAACTATCAGACAAGAAAACACTAGAAGAAAAAGAGAACGATATCCATACAAACAGGTTACAGTTTTGTAAAGAACATAAAGAACTGAATGAGAAAGACCCAGGATTGTATGATGTTGATATTAAGTGGGACAGTTTAATACTTGCCTACTCATCACCTAGTCCGAGAGACCATTTCTATAAAACAGTATTCGGTAGAACTTATGCCGAACAAGTTGCCTTTGAAACTTCTGAATCAGAAGGAGATGACGGAGGAGAAGATTCGTATTATAGAAGTAGAAGAAAGAATAGAAACTACAAAAGATAACATTAACAAAGAGGAGAATATGATGAAAACTTTGATGTCTATACTAGTATTAATTATACTATCAACTTCTGCTAACGCAGGAAAAGTTGAAGATAAGATTAGTGCTGTAAATACGTGGTTAGCTAATGAGAAGCAAACTACTGTAGAATTTCAAAAAGTAAAATGGCAAGAAGGTAAAAACCAAATTGCTAGTACTATTGCGAAATTTAAAAAAATGTTTAATTGGAGTAACTAATGTACGGAGATTTTGTTTGTACAAGTGCCAATGACGGTACACATTATTTCAGACCTGTAACTGCTAAAGCACATACGCTTTGGCAGGAAAAAGGTTTTAGTAAATATGTGATTGATAATAACGAAGACTATTACATTGTTAAGAGTGTTGATAGTCAGAAAATATGTAATGAGATACGCAAAAATAATTTGGATTTTACTAGTTAGTTTATTATTAACTAATTGTGCTAACAGGTCACATACAGGTGCCGTGTTAGGTGCAGGAACAGGAACAGCAGTATGTTTAGAGTACATAGGAGATAATCCTTACTTAATTGCTACGTGTGCTGTTGGCGCCGCTTTTGCAGGTGCAGAAATTTTATATAAGAGTGATAAAGATGTTCACAATGCAGTATTTGTTGACCATTTGAATACAAGTGGTTCATCTTCATCTTATACAAATTGGTATAATGCAGAAACAGGTAATAATGGAATTATACACATAACAAAATCTTATACTGTAGGTCCACTTAAATGTAAAGATTATGACCATACAGTTGATATAACTAGTCAATGGCCGTTAATTGGAATTGGTAATGTTAATAGAGAAATAGTGTTTGGAACTGCTTGTCAGTTGCCAGACGGTAGATGGATTGAAAAACCAGTAGGAGTGAATTAATATGGATCCAAAAAATTATAAAATTTATATGTATGCAACATTAATTATGATAACAGTATTGTTATGTATGGAAATGGCTTGGGGTTGTGTAGATTGTGATTTAAATAAAAAAGAATTTGAAAAAACTGCTCCAGTAATGGAAATAGAGTGGCATAATCCAGATGGAACTGTACACCGTAGTACTAAAGTTGTAGATGGTTCTCAAAAGATATTATATGACAATGTTAAACCAGTAACTAAAAACGATACTGACCAATTTTGTTATGTCAAAATTATTATTAAACAAGAAGCAAATGGAAACATTTCTAAAGAAGAGAAATTATATTGTTCCGATGGAAGAAGTGGTGTAGATACTCCTTCTTATTGGGAACTTTTTGCCCAGTTTTATTACCGTGATGTCTATACACCAGAGTATTGTAGATATTATAGTCGTAAAAATCACGCTTTTAAATCGTACGGAAAAGTGTGTTTAAATGAGTACGGAGAATGGAAGGTAAAATAATGATTAAAAATATAATCATAATTGCTCTCCTATTGGTTATTGTATATGGAGTTACTGCTGATGAATTTTTGAGCTATGCTCAATCCAGCGTTGACTTATTGCAAGAACTATTATATAATGTACAAAGGAGTGTGAAAAACTAATGAACAAATACATTAAGATTTTATCAGTTGCTGTCTTTGGTCTATTGTTGACTAATTGTGCAGGTAATTATAAAATCAAAAGTGAAAAAGGTAAGGTAGTTAATACTGTTCCAAAATGGTATATGGCTGATTTTTCTGAAACTAAAGCTTGTGATATAGCAAGATTTGGTAAAGCGAAAGAAAAGCAATGTATATTTGGAGTTGGTACTAGCGTTTCACCAGACTTAAATCTCGCAATTGAGAAAGCTAAAATGATAGCGAAAGCTGAATTAGCAGACATTATCAAAGGGGAGATGAACAAAGAGTCTAAACAGTTTATAACGGAGATTGGAAAATCTAATACGAAAACTGTTGTTAGTGAAGTAGAATCTGTATTGGTCAATATTATTAAAGATACACCAGTTAGAGGATATGAGATATTTGAGCAAGATGTAACCTTGACAAAGAACGGTTACTATAGAGCTTGGATAGGTTTGAGATTGCCATTAGGTGAATATAATAAAATGTTCAACTATACAATTGAACAAGCTACAGACGCTTATAACTTAAAGTATCACGCTAACAAGTCATTTGAGAATCTTATGAAAAAAGAGGATGACAATGATAAGCAAGTTAGCAATTAAAGATATCACAGTATATACGAAACAAAATTGTGTATACTGTGTGAAGGCAAAGTCCCTTCTAAAGGGACTTGGTCTAACTTGGACGGAGAAGAAGTTAGAAGAATTTGCTTCTGTTGAAGCAATGATAGAGGACATTGGTAAAAAAGTAAGAGCAATGCCTCAAATAAAAATTGACGGTAAACTAGTCGGTGGATATAATCAACTTATAGAATACTTTAATGAAAAAGGTTTAGTGAATTTTAAAGGTGAGATTGTCCGTGATTAAAGATAAAGATACAAAAGGAAAGATAATTATATTTCCTGAAAACAGAATTAAAAAGAAAATAACTCAACCACAAGAATCCCCATTTACAAAACGATTAAAAGAGCAACAAACTAGAGAGTTTATTGAAGGTAGTGTAGATGAAATCGGATTTGAGTTATTAAGAAAATTTAGTGATATGGGTTTAAAGACTTCAAAAGAAACATTTACAAAAGACCTTGCATTGGTAATTGATTGTATAAGAGGTTTAATTTATAGAGATTTTAATATGGCACACGCCGCTCAATTAATGGCAAATAAAATGGTTGTAATAAAATTTAATAAAGGTGGTAAAGCAAGTGCCGCTAGGATAGACTATTCAGATTTTATGAAAGCAAAACCAAACAAACAAAGAAATATTTTTAATAAAGAATTTAAAGAAGAGTTAAATGATTTACAAGATGGATCAGATATGTTTGAATCTGATTTGGATTTAAATGGAGATGATGATAAAAAATAGTTTAATGATATTAATAATGCTTACTTTTATGGGTTGTGCAAAAGATAAACCTACACTCAATTCAATGGAGAAATTTTTTGATTGTTTAGGGGATAGTAGTAAGTGTGAGAAATTAAAGAATTCCGTAAAGGAGTAGTCCAATGCAGACTTTAAAAAGCAAAAATAAAGGAGGAAGAAACATTATGTTTTTTTCAAAAAGTAAAGTTGCAGTTGCAACTAAAGGCAGAAAAAGACTGTCTAAAACTCAAAAAGTATTAAACTTATTTGAGAAAGGTGAACCAGTTTCTTGGAAAGTTTTAAGAAACAAATATGACCTAATATCACCAAGAGCGATGGTTGACAAACTACGTTCAAAAGGTCATATGATTTATATTAATAAATCATCTACAGGTACATCTTATAGATTGGGTACTCCTACAAAAGCTATTATAGCTGC